GCTGCTCCTAATCTTGGGAGCTTAGGTATATATAGTAGACAATGGTGTTTATTATATATAGCTGGATTGTCCGGCACTTCTACATTTAATAGCAGAATATCGCTATTAATTTAATTTGTTCACCAGGAGCATCGAATGTCAATCACCGATGTGCACAAGGAGACAGATAAATCTATTGTCTCCCCATACTCGTGGACCTCAGTTACAAACCGTTACGGAAATGTTACGACTACTGTGTATGATTTAACTCATATCAGCGAGATCGAACGCAAATCTTATGACGGGAAAAATATTTATAACTTTTTCAAACTGAGGGACGACGGTGTGATTATTGGCACGACCGACTTGGCGAAGAATGTCTATAAGGATGAAAAATTCCTTACTGAATTCAAGTACAAGAGCTATGCGAAGTTATGGTTAGGTAATAAGTATGTACCTAATCCAAATAATTTCTCAATGTTTTTCGGTTATCGTGATATCTCAACTCAATATAGCTATGTGGAACCTACTGCTCTAATACAGCAGGATATGGATTTAACCCGCGATAGTTGTATTACGGAAGCGTTAGCTAGTGTAACTAGCAATAAAATGCTTATCGGGGCAACATTTGCCGAGATGAAAGAAACGACTGCCATGTTAAAAAGTGCTGTCAAAGTTGGTACAAGTGTTATGAAATGGACAAACAAGTTCATTAGTAACATGAAACCTGCTAAGATGTCCTACCAGGCCTTCATCGATACCTGGATGAATCTACGTATGGGTTGGAGACCTTTCCTTGGAGAGGTCGACACACTAACGCAGACCATCTGGCGTATTAAGGAGAACGTCGAAAGACGCAACTTCAAAAAGTTTGCAGGCCTATCGAACACCCATCATTCAACACACGTTGGGACCCCTGGATGGTTATATAATAGTGCAATTAAATTTGATGTCTCAAAGGACTCTGAAGCCGCATTTTTCTGTAAAGCAGGTGTTTATGCTATACGGAAGAAGGACGGTTACTTAGATCCCTACGGTGCTTCAATTAATGCATTACCAAAAACGATCTGGGAAATTACTCCATTTTCATGGGCTGTAGATTATGTCTTCAATGTTGGAGATTTTATCTCAGCTCACTCTGTCGATACATATTGGCAACCCGTTGATAAGTGGGTTGTCTGTGTAGAAAAAACTACCAAAAAAGTGTTTTACGGTAGTTGGCGGAAAGAATCTACCTCAGTTTATTTTGAGTGTAGAGGAGATGGTGGTGGAAGAATCGTCTCGGATGTAAAAATACGTCGAGGCAAATTTCAAGATGTGGCAATAGTTCCAAAGTACAAATTAAACTTTGGGCAAGCACTAGACCTGATCGGAGCTTTTCAACCTATAGCTAGGAAGACAGTAACAAATCTTGCTACTATAGCTACAAATTTTCGATCTAAATTTCCAAAAAGGAGAAAGTAACTATGCAACCAACACCTATCACGATTTCTTACACTGATGCAGCAGACGATACAACGCCTATATCAAAAGCCTATGAAAAAAGACTCTTGGGGCCATATCGTTCTGAGTATCAATACGATGAAACATTTGCTTCTGGTAATTATGACAGATTTGTTTTAACTGCCAAAGAACCTGTGGAAACACCGTCATTTTTTGGTGTCCATCGCGCCGAAAGCGTGTGGCGTCAGGACGTGTCGGTTGAACTTCCATCAGGCGAATTCCGCAAGTATCCTGTCTCACTCCGTTTAACCGGGTCAGTTCCTAAGGGAACCACACCCGTTGTTATCCAGAATAAGATAAGGGAACTTGTTGCTTATGTTCAGTCCGGTGCCTTCTATGATCAATTAATGAAGTCATCAGTCTAATGCCGGTGATATTAGAAATAATCACCCACATTTGCAAAATCCTTCAAGTAATCTTACGAAAACAAAGAGGAGACTCTCAAAGCAATGGAAAAGACCCAGAAGAAGACAAGACCCCTAAATGCCCAGAAGAAGAAACGGAATAGGAAATTCCGATCTCCTGGAAAACGTGTCCGAAAAGACTTCGTTTTTAAGCTGTTGGAGGCGCTTGTTGAGGATGCTAAAGCAGTCGCGAGTGATCGTGTGAACGAATTGTTTGCTGATCTATCGTATATAATTCGACACAGAGATGTGAAAGGTTATATAAATTGGTGCGATTCTGTAAGCCTTAAAGCTCTGAATCAAGCCGACTACAGCGTTGATGAAGTTAGGTTACTGCGTAGTTTAACAGTAGCCGAGAAATTTGACTTCATTGACTCCCCTTTTAATAAGGAACTAGCTGCACGACATACGTTTGCAAAGTATGAAGTGCAATGCAAAAAAATGAATGAATCACGTGGGCGGCTTTTTCAGGTCTTCGATGATCCTGATGCCGAACTAACCACATTTGAAGATTTATTCTTAGTTCCAGCTCTGAAAGATATGAGCTTTTTTATTAAAGATGTTATGGGACCTGTAGCTGATAGGGATGTGTTATCTACCCTATCCCATCATGGACCGGGCGCAAGTGTTGGTCGTCGGGGTCAACTTTCCACTGCAATACGAAAGTGGGAGTTCCCGATTACAACAACGCCCGCAGCAGCTGAAATTCACACAGAAGTTGCTAGTGAAAATTATCAATATGTGAGAGCCTTGTTAGACTCTGTCTGCGATGGTTATCCATATGAAATGATTTTTGCTGGTGACATTCATATGCTTGTAAAGCATGTGTCTGACATTAAGCCGGCCTATCAAAAAGTCGACTATAATGAGTTGAGTTTCGTTGCAAAGAATGCAAAGACCCTTCGCACAATGGCCCTGGAACCAACTGCAAATGTTTTTCTACAGCTTGGGATTGGGGAGTATTTAAGACACCGCCTTTTAAAGTGGGGTCTTGATATCTCAGACCAGTCTAAAAACCAGATGTTGGCATTCCGCGGTTCTTATACCGGCAGGGGTGCTACCATTGATTTATCAGGTGCTAGCGATACAATTGCTTTGTTGTGGTTGAATCTCACAACAAGTGATTGGAGGGACCTTTTACTCTCTACCAGATCTCCTTACGGTGTTTTACCAACCGGTGAGAGGGTCTGTTACGAGAAGGTTTCCTCAATGGGCAATGGTTATACTTTCCCGCTTGAAACAATTATTTTTGGCTCTCTAGTCTACGCCGCAGTTAAACACTTCGGCGATGATTGGAACGATGTCATTAGTGACATCGCAGTCTATGGGGATGATATTATTGTTCCCGTAAAATACGTTTCTTATCTCACTTTCCTGTTGCGAACCTTCGGGTTCTGTTTAAATACAGGAAAAACCTTTTCGAAAGGAAAGGTACGAGAATCATGTGGTGCTGACTGGTTTGGTGGGGTTAACATAACTCGCCCGACCTTTAAAGATCAGCCGCTACATGATAGCGATCTCTTTCACATCTATAACGCTATCTTCCT